ACAGCACGTCGGACGCCGAACCGGGAACCCAGTTGACGCGGATCGAACCTTCGCCCGTGTCGATCAGGCCAGCAATGAATTCGCGGACGCCGCCAGCGGAACCGTGCGTCGTCGTGTCGATTGTCTCCACCGTCGGGCTCGGCGGGGTGACGGACATGACGTCCGAAATTTCGACAAGTGCGGTGCCATCATGCAAAAAGAACTTGGCACCAAAGCCATGTTTTCCGGCCATTTTTCAATCTCCTTTGTGAAGTGCCGCCAAAAAAGCGAACTGATTTTCAGGCGGCGGGTGAAAACCAGACGAAGAAGTCCAGCGAATAGCGGTGGACCTTCAGCCCGCCGCCCGTGTCTTCGATCAGCGGACCGCGTTCGGCGTCCAGCAAGGCGACGCTGAAGGCTATCCCGCCTTGTGTTGCCGGGGTTTCCAGCGTGTCGCGCAATGCGCGGGCGACTGCCTTGGCACCCGCCGCCGTCGCGCCGTAGCAATCGAACTGAACGCGGGGATTGCTCGTCGGATCAGCGCCGCCGTGGACGTAGTTCCGCCCCGGCGACACGCCCAGCATTGTGATCGCCGGAAGCGGTTCCTTCTTCACCCGTTCGCCCCAGGTGATCCGGTTGCCGACAAGGGCGGACAGCGAAGGGGCACCCAGCAAGCGGGCGACCAGTTGTTCTTCCATGCTGCCCCCTATTGCCCGGCCCCGTTACCCGGCCCGCCGCGCCGCCTTTTTGGAAACGCGCGCCGCTGCCTTGGCTATTTCCGGCCCCAGCTCCGCGCTGATCGTTCCCAGCGCCCCGTCCGAATTGGCGTCCCATGCCGGGCGAAGCCAAGGTTCGGCGCGCTGATGTTCATTTCCGAATTCAGTCTGGACGCCAGCCGGATCGGAAACGCCAACATGAACTTCCACCGTGGACTTGCCCAGCTTGCGCGCCATTGCCGCTTGTCGGCGGGTCAACCGTGTCCCGGTCTTCACGTCACGGCTAAGACGTCCCGACAGTTGCGGCGCGTTCGCGGCGGCGTCGTCTTCAATCGGCTTCGCCGCCTTGAGCAATACCCGCTTCAGGACGTTCTTTCCCGTCGCGCGCGACCCGCCGACCATATCGACCAGATTGGACAGCGCGGCTTCCGTCTCGCGGAAGCCTTCGACCTTAACCGTCCGTGCCATTGTCGCCCTTGGCGGGCTTGACTTCAGCGGCCAGCTTCGCGGCGATCAGCGGTCCGGCGTGGACGTCGGGGATTTCATATTCGTCGCCCTTCGCCTTTTCGAACTTGTCGCCATAGCCGTTCATGTGCGGCTTCAATGTCTTGACCTTCATGTGTTCAGTCCTACTTCGGAATAGGCGATCCCGACAATTTCGATCCCGACACGGCGACCGATTTCCGTGACGCCAATGATCTGAAATTCCCGGCCATCGCAGATAAGGCGGTCGCTTGGCGAAATGGTCGCGGTCCGGGCAGTCCAGCGGACGCGCCAGACGCGTTCAACCTGGGCGGCGGTTTGCCCCGCCTTCCAGCTTTCCGTCGGGCGTTGCTGGACCTGTTCCGCCCAGAACTTGCCCAAGTCGCCCCAGACTTCGACGGGTTCGTTCATGGCGTTCCGCGTCGGCGCGGAAGCCCGGCGGATCGTGATCCGCTTGTTCAGTCTGCCCAGCCGCATGTCTGCCCCCTATGCGACGAAGGGGACGCGGAACTGGAACAGCAAGTCGTCCAGTGCGACTTGCACTTCCGACGAAATGGTCCCGACGACGACGGCTTCGCGGTTCTGGTCCCAGTGCCCGACAAGCAACTTCATGGCATGGATCAGGTCTTCCGCGACGTCGGACGGGTTGACCGCCCCGGCTTGCCATTCGATGACGACAGCGCCCGGCGTGCATACCGTGAAAGGCCATGTCGCCGACGGGGCTGGATAGACTTGGGCGACCCGTGAAACGGCGTCCAGGGCATAGGCGGAAGGGTCCAGCGTCTGAAGGGCGTTCAGCGGATCGCGATAGCGGATCGACAGGATCGAAAGACCTTCCCCCCCGCCCAGCCAGATCGGCCCGCGCGGGAAGTTCGACAGGTGCGTTTCCCGCGTCTGGCGAAGGATCGGATAGCCCAGTTCGCGTTCGATCTTCCTATGGGCGGCGGCGCACAAGTCGGCAATGTGATCGTCCTGATCCGTGTCGTCAGGCTCAAGTCGAAGCTGGCGCTTTGCTTCGAACACGGAAAGCGGGTGCCCGTCCGGTTTGACGGTGACAATCGTCCCTTGCCTCATACTCGATCCGATCAGGAAAGACTGGGCGAAACGAAGACGCGCCCGTGGAAAATTCGGGAAGCCGCACCGTCAGCGGGAACGACGCGGCAATCATGAACATATTCCCCGTCAAGCGGGGCGCTGTCAGCGGCGTCGATCACGACGTCTAGCCGCCCGCAATTGGCTTCCCCAGCGGCGGCGGCGTCGGTTATGATCGTCACGCCGTCGTTCAGCTCTTTGGTGACGACTGGGGTGCTTCTGGCGGTTCGTGCCAGTTCCCAGATCACGACGGTTGCCCCTGCCAAGGGCAAGGGGGCGCCGTTTTCGTCGAAGACTGTGACCTTCAAAATCCGCGTGTCCCCGGCGGACATGGTGAAGTTCTGGGGCAGTCGCGCGAACCCTTGCCCAATTGTGGCTGATAGACCGTCGGACATGCCGGGTTCTCCGAAAAAGCCGTCGCCGCCCGTGACGGATCGCGAACGGCGGCGCCAGTTCAGGGAGGAAGTGAGGGCGGACGTTACTTCTTACGCGCCGCCAGAACCGCGTCGATCTTCGCCGCCCGATCAGCGCCGTCGGCGACCTTCACCTTTTCGGCAGCGATCAGCTTGTCCAGCGCGGCGTCGTCCAGCGTGGCGGGATCGACAGGATCGTCCGCTTTCGCCTTCACGCTTTTGGCCGGTTCGGCGATCTTGCGTTCGATCAGATCGGACGCAATGGCGTCGTCGAAGCCAGCGACTTCGCCTTCATTGTAAAGCGCGCCCAGCGTGTAGGGCATAAGGAATTTGACTGCTTTCATGGGATTTCCCCTTGTTCGGATTGAAAGGCTGGGCGTCGGGGCGGACGCCGTGGCGACCGCCCCGTCACCCCCCGGATCACATGGTCCAGGTGACGGCCGTCAGAACCGCGAAGGCGGTGTCATAGCGGACCTGCGTGTCATGTTCGGCGATCAGGCGAACGACGGTTTCGTCATTGCTGAACGCCGCGCGGATCGTGCCGCCGTCGTCATAGGCGGCAACGTCGGACGCCGCGATTGCGACGCGTTCCGTGTCGCCGATCATGAACTGGGCGAAGTCCCCGAAGTAGATTTCGCTTTCGTTCGTGCCGACGCCCAGATTGTCCGGAACCGAAGTCGTCACGCCAATGGGATACATGCCCAGACGCCCTTCCGCGACTTCCGGGAAAGCCTTGTTGCCGTTGCCGTCGCGAAGGTTTTCCAGATAAAGAAGCGTGCGCGGCGACATGATGTAGCCGCATTGCGTCATGGGAATGTTCGCCTGAAGAACCTTCAGGCGCAGCTTGCCCAGATCGTTGGTGACGTTGACCAGGTTGACGATCGCATTCGCCGTAATGACGTTGCCGCCCGCGATCAGGTTCCGAAGACCAGTCGGCGCGGTCGCCGATCCGGTCCCGCGAAGGAACTGCTGATCTTCCTTGATCGACACGCCTTCGACCAGATCGTCCCGGATCATCATCTGGACGTTCATCGACGCCCGGCGGATCAGTTGGTTCGTGATCGGAACCAAAGCCGTCAGCCGCTTGGCGGACATGGTGATCTGTCCGACGGTCGCCCCGGTGACGGGGGCGGGAACGCGTTCGCCGACATAGCTGGCAGTCGTGCCAGCGGTCTTCTTCCGCGTCGTCAGATTGCCGTCGGGCATGGGAACCGAACGGGCGCCCAGGGCGCGGATCACGACACGCGGACGAAGAATGTCAATGAAGTCCGACGAATAGGCTTCGTCCACAAGGAAGCCGCCCTTCGTGTCCGTTGCCTGTTCCATGTTCGCGACGATGTTGCCCATTTCCGAACCGTAGAGATGTTCCGCCGCGCCAGCGACGGCGCGAAGATCGGAACCGCCAATGGCGACGGCCTGGGCAATCCGGGCGACCATGATCCCCGGCTTGGCTTCAGCCTTGGGCTGGGCGGGCACGGTGACGGCGGGATTGCCGTTCCCAGTCGGAACGACGACGGGCGAAGCCGCCGACGCCTTCAGCGCCAGCATGTCTTCTTCGCGCTTGATCGAAGCCTGAAGGCCGGTCGCCTTCGCCTTCAGCGCGTCGAACGACGTCTGTTCTTCCGCCGACAGATCGCGGGGATCGCCGGTTTCGGCTTCCGTCGCGGCTTCAATGGTGGCGTCCATATCGGCAAGGACGGCCGCCAACTTTTGCTTCAATGCAGCAATTCGCAGCATGTTTCAGTCTCCTGTGTTGAGTGAAGCGGCGCGCATTTGTGCCACTTCGAGGGAAAGCGCCGCAGCGGCCAGCCGTGGCGTTGCTGAACGAACAGGCTTCGAAAGACGCTGAAGGACCGCAGAGAGGCCGCCAGCCTCCACACGGTCGATCATTCCGGCTTCCTTGGCTTGTCGGGCAGACTTCGTTCCGCCGCGACCGAAGTCCCGCTTCACTGTGGAAGCGGGAACCTTGCGACCGCGCGCGACATCTTGAATGAAAACTTCTTCGATCCCGTCGATCATCTCGCGGACCTTCGCCTGTCCTTCGTCCGTGGACAGGTCCAGACGCTTGTCGGGCGCGTTCGAACTGACGACGTGGACCGCCCGCGCGCCGTTGCTGTCCGGCGCTTCCTGAACGCTGCCCGACATCATGATGCCGATTGATCCGATCAGGGCGAACGGGTCCGCGACGACTTCGCGGGCTTGGCTGCAAATATGATATGCGGCCGAACAGCAAAGCCCGGACGCGAAGACCGTCACCGGCTTCGACGAAGCGGCGACCAGCGACGCGAAGGCGCGAACGTCCGTGATCACGCCGCCGGGGCTGTCTGCCACGATCAGAATGTTCCGAACTTCAGGGCTGGCTTCCAGCTTGCGGAAGTCGGCGGCAAGGCTTGCCAGCGACGACGCGCCCGACATTTCCGTCATCATGTTCGCACGCGGGAAGATCGGCCCGAACAGCGGAAGGCTGGCAACGCCGTCACGGATCGCGGCGGAACGGGCACCGGGGAACGGCGATCCCATTTCCGCAATCGCTTCAGCCATGCGTTCCTTGTGCCCGTCCAGCTCGACGCCGATCACGGCGGGATTGTCGAACGCGCGGGAAGCAATCGCTTCGATTGCGTCCAGATAGTCGGGCAGGATCGCCCAGGGCTGCGAACGGATCGCCGCCAGAATGTGGTTATTCATCGGGATCATCCCCTTCAGGTTGCTGTTGCGGCGGCGGCGCGGACGCCGGATTGGGTTCGCCCGACACGGCCATGTTGGCCGGACGCCAGCGTTCTTCGCCCGCCTTGCCGCCGATAGGCTGCATGTTTTCCTTCTTCCGGATTTCGTCGGCATTCAGGACGCCGCTTTCGCGCGCCGCTTTGTATGCTTCCCAGCGGGTCTTCACGTCGCCCTTCAGCAAGGCGTCCGGCATGAATTCAAAGAAGTGACCGGGTTCAGCGAAGTAATGCGTCGCGGCACTGGCGACGCGTTCATAGTGCGGCATCATGGAATACATGATGAATTCAAGCGATTGCTGTTCAATGTTTGAGAAGGTCGCCCGCGAAAGTTCATAGAGCAAATGCGGCGGAACCCCGAAAGCACGGGCGACTTCGACGACATTGAACGCGCGGACTTCGACGAACTGACTATCCTTGTTCGTCGCGCCCAGCGTTTCCGCTTCCATTTCCTGATCCAGAACGGCGACTTCGCCCGCCTTCCGCGCGCCGCTGAACATGCTCTTCCAGTCGAACTTGATCTTCGCCTTGTCTTCCGCATTGACCTTGCCCTTCGACTTCAACAGCGTGGCGGGCTGGGCATTGTTCTCCCAGAAATGCCGGGCATATTCCCCGGCGGCGACCGCCGATCCCAGCATGTCGTCCAGCAACTTGACCCGGTTCACCCCCAGCAAGCCGTCGCGGCTGAAGCCGGGGACGTGCCAAATATCGGTCCGGGTGAAGCGGCCCGACGATCCATCGGGAAGGCGGGCGTCATAGAACAGTTCAATCCCGTCTTGCCGATCCCAGTGCGAAGCGGGATGCACCATCCGGGGATCAAGCCGGGACAGCGACTTGGGGCGGAACATGCCGTCCCGGTGGACGAAGTTCGCGAACCCGCCCGCCATAAGCATGTCACCCAGCATGACTTCTTTGAACAGGAAGACGGACTGGGCTTCGTTCGGGCGATCATGGAACAGGGTGAACAGGTGCGAATTGTCGGCGCGCGTCTTCCCGTCGCCTTCGCGCCGATAGTAGATCATCGGCGTCATGGCGAAGACGCCCGTCAGAATTTCCAGCGCGTGAAGGACCGCCGGAAGCGTCATTGCCGAACGCTCGTTTATGGACACGCGGCTTCCGCCACTGGTCCCCGTCATGATCCAGAACGTGTCACTGTTCGGATCGGCAAGGTCGCCGGAAGCGGAAGGCCCGCTGGACGCGGGTTCGCCAGCGCCGGGAAGCCAGCGCGAAAGGAAGGTCCGAATGTCCATTATAGCCCCGTGTATTCTAGGGTTCCCGGACCAGTGTCCGGTTCGACCATGACAATCGGCGCAATCGCGTTGATCATGGCGTCCACCCCGTCGATCTTGTTGGCGCTTTCCGGGCTTTCCTTTTTCGGAATAATCGTCCCGTTGACGTGCCGCGTGACAACCGCGTTCGAAACCATCCAGGTCATGACGGGATTGCCGTCGTGCCCAATGTGCTTCGCCGGGTCTTTTGCCCGGACGCGGGCTTCCAGTTCCTTCGCCGGGTTCGTGACGTTCGCCGCCGACTTGTGAAGGACGGCGGCAATCGGATCGTCCGGCGATCCCAGGTCTTCGTTCAGCCGGGACGCCATAAGCTGGGCGGCGGCGAACTGGTCGAAGGTGATCTTCCGGACTGATTGCGTTGCGACCAGCCAGCGAATGAAAATTTCAACCGTGTTATGATCGACAAAATCGCCGGGCGTTGTCAGCAAGTCACCCTGCCATTCTGGCGGCAATTCCTTCAGCGGCTTGTCCCAGATCGGCTTCCCGGCGCCGTTCATTTCGAACAGGGACGGCAAGCCTTCCAGATCGTCGTCGTTCAGCGGCGGTCCGCCATTGTGCCCGGACCAGACGCCATAGGTCGATTGCCCCGTGTCGCTTTGCGTTTCCCGGATCAG